AACTTCTCTAACCTCAATGAAGGTCGCTCTGTTGTTATGATCCTTAGGGAAAGTAAACGATAGGAGGATCTTCTCTAGCCCGGTTGGGCTAACCATCTAACGATGGGTTTAGCTCCGTAACTCCCCTCGTGAAGACTTGTGGTCACAACCCCCGAAAGGGGCCTGAACCATTCGTTTTCACTTGGGGCACTGCCGGATGCTCTGTTTCTCAGAGCTACAGTGTTGGGATTTTGTTCTAGTGATAGAACTGCTCAACATGGAAAACCATGACCCCCAAGCAATGGAGAGACTTATGCCGGACAAACAGATATTCTTCGCGCCCAAATCCAAGTGGACTCTCTTCCAAAACGGAGGAGCCGTCCTTAACTGGGATAGTGCGTCTGAGCATCGTTTGTTCGAATCGGTCGGTCATGTGGGCCCCATCCAGAAGCCGCTCGACCCGCACAATTACAATTACTATTATGATCGCATCAGCTCTGCTCGACGCAATTATAGTAGGAGGTACTTGGACGGTAGATCGGATTATGGAACTGGTGACTTTCTGTCTACTAACCCTCACTCGGTGGTTTTCGATCCGCCGATCAGTTTCAGTAACGTGAACGCTAGAGCGCTTGACAAACTGAACGAAGTTGTCCGCGGAAACATGGATGTTTCCGTAGACGCCTTCCAGGGCCGTCAAGTGCTCAAGACGCTCCGCGCGACTGAGAGGGTAGCAGACTATACCAAAACTTTCTTTAAAAAGAAGTTTGGAGTCATTAAAGCGATCGCAGATATGCGTCTTGAGTACATGTATGGCGTAAAGCCACTCATGGGTACTGCTTTTGACGCAGCTGACGAGTTAATACGGCATCAAATAAATAAGATGCAGCGCTTTAAGGTCCGTGCGAACGATTTGAGCTATAAGCCTAAAACTATCGCCTTGCAGACTTACTACGGTACGGAAATCTATACGGCGCACCAGGTCGAGATTAAACTCTCGGCCCAGTATGGCGTAGAAATGAACGTGTCGAACAATAAGTTTGACTTGCGTAGATGGAGTAGCTTGAATCCCGTTAGCATAGCTTGGGAGCTGATGCCATGGTCGTTCGTCGCTGACTGGGTCTATGATGTAGGAGGTTACCTCCGAAATCTGGAAACAGTCATGGCGTACGGCTTCGATTTTAGAAAGGGTTACCTTTCTAACCTCGCGGTATTCAGCGGCTCGATAAGCCAAACCTGGGAGTTTACTTCTAACCCTTTCGGGAGCGACAGCCATACGGCATCGTTCTCGGGGGCGAGGTTCAATCGCCAGACTTTGGCCTTCTATCCGAGTCCCCAGCCTCCACGTCTCCAAGTGGATCTGGGATCGTCTCGTCTCCTCAACGGGGCCGCGCTTTTAGCCGGCTTCCTGGGCAAAGCAGACGGCGGAATGAAGGTGCCCCGTGGCTTCGAACCCAATCTCTACCGAGATCGGGTAAACGAGTCACGGAACATCAAATTCCGTCGAAAACTTTAAAGAGGCGCTCAACTACGTGGGATTTCCTCACGTGGCAACATCGGCTTAGCCGATACACATGAAAGAGACCTAATGGCCTCCAACATCGTCCTTGCGGACGCACAGGCGACCCCTGTAAATCACACCTTCATCCCGATCGGGCGCGACAAGAACGGCATCTTCTGGTTCGAAGATCAATCTCAAGCCAATGCAATTGGCTTTTGGAAGATCTCCATCGAACTGAAGCGACCAGATGTCGCCGCGGCGAAGACAAGCTCCGACGGCCGAAGCTATCGCGCGAAGCTGGGACTGCATGAGCCTATCCTGGAAAACGTGTCTAACAGCACGGTTTCCGGCGTGGCGCCTGCACCCATGGTTTCGTACGTGTGCCGAAGCTACACGGAACATGTGCTTCCCGAGCGTGCTTCCCTGCAGAACCGGAAGGACATCCGAAAGATGATGGCCAATCTCCAGAACGATGCGCAAGTCATTGCGCTCGTCGAGAGCCTGGTCTACATCCAGTAACGATCCTTCAACCCCTTAACTAAGGAGTTTCCGAATGCAGATACTGCAACACTCTGAGAGTGTCGAAGTCGGAGTTATTCGGCTTTTGCAGCAGCAGCTCGTCCCGAGCTTGGTGTTCGAGTCATGGGAGAGTTACATCAACCATGACATCGACCCAAGCAAGTACAGCTCTGCCGATTCCTTCAAACGGGATTACGCTTACTTGTCCTTTCTTCGAAAGTGGAAAGGTCACAAGATTAAAGGCGTAGACCCTACAAAGAAGGCTTTGGCTACTTGGTGGAATTCCGAGAAGCAGTGCTTCCAAACAAACAGGAGGCTCTCGATAGAAGCTGCCACAGGTTCTTACT